CAGTTTCGCCAGCAGCTCCTCGCCACCCTCCAGCCGCACCGTCACCGTACCACCGCTCATCACTGCACCTCCCGGCACATCAGCTCCAACTCCCGGCGCCGCTCGCCCCGGTCGATCACCGATTGGATCATCAGCACCCGGCCGGCGTACACCACCCGCATCTCCGAGGTGATCCCCGCTCGATAGCGCAGCCGCACCCGGTGCGTGATCTCGCTCTGCACATGCTCCGCCGCGAAAAACTCGCGCCCCGCCAGCGGCGCCACCGACCCCCACACCACGGCCACCAACGCCCAGGTGGTGATCACCTCGTTGTAGCTGTTCCGGGCCTCCACCGGCTCCTGGATCGACACCCGATGCCGCAGCGCGCCAGCCTCCATCCTCACACCTCCCGCCGCCACGGAGCCACCAGCGCCGCCACCGCAAACGGCAGTTCTTTCGGCACCGCGCCCGTGGTCATCGCCAGCTCCCGGTGCTCGTACCAGTGCGCCACCAGCAGCAGCGTCGCCTGCCGCAGCGCCATCGGCAACGTCGCGGCCTCGTACCCCGCCGTGAACTCGATCTGCAGCCCGTTCAGCGCGGCCAGCGACCCGCCCGGCCAGCCGGCCAGCATCTCCAGCCGCCCCGGCTCGCTGTACACATCCACCGCATACTCCGACGACGCCACCACCTGCTCCACACCCGCCGCATCCGTGTAGCGCACCTCCGCCACGCTGATCAACGGCCAGGGCCGCAGCTCGATCCGGGACGACGCGGGCCACGCATCCAGCACCATCAGCCACCGCTGCGCGCTCAGCGCCACCCGCGGCCGGCTGATCCGCTCCAGATGCTCCCGCGCCGTGGAGATCAGCGCCGCCACCAGCGCGTCGTCCTCCTCCACATCGATCCGGCAATGCAGCTTCGCCTCCGCCACCGTCACCGGTTCCACCACCGGCGGCTCCAAACAGATCAGCGCCATAGTCACCTCTCCCGACTTCCCAAACCAATATCCCAATTTGGGAAAACTACCGCCCCGGCGTCCCGGACTGGCAGTCCTACCGTCACCCTTTTCCCGCCACGCGATCCAGCACCCGCCGCGCCAGCCGCAGGTCGTCGTCGATCCGCAGATCCCGCAACTGCCCGCCGAACACCGCCAGCGCCACGTCGATGTTGATCACCAGCGCCCGCACGCTCTCCAGCGCCAGCCCGCGCAGCACGTTGTCCACCACGCCCGCCGTCTCCACCGGTTGCTCATCCATCGCTCAACAGCTCCTTGCTCACCCAGCCCAACACCGCCACCGGCGCCCAGCCGCCCTCGTCCACGCCCAGCCGCACAATCCGCACGCCCGTTTTCAGCGTCGCCACCACCGCGCCCGTGCCGCTGGGCGCCGCGCGCAGATTGGCGCCCGTGGTCGTCGTCGCCGCATCCATCGCCGGCCGCCAGCCCGTCCCATCCTCCAGGGCCTGGAGGATCGTCATCTCGCCGATTTGTAGCGTCACCGTCGCGCCTGCCCCGGCCCCACGGCCATCTCAGGCGGCTCCCGTTTCAGCGGCGCCGCCACCCCCTGCTGGATCAGGTCCAGCGCCACCTCGTCGGCCACCTCGACCACGGTTCCCGCCTCCAGCCGCTGCCCGCGGGCTGGGCTGTACCGTCTCAACAACAGCACTCGCATCTCGACCTCCATTGTCAGCGCAGGCAGACGGCGGAGCATAGCTCGCAAATCCCGCCCGCACCGCATCGTCCGCCACGTCCGGCGGCAACAGCGCAGGCTCTCCCGGCCGCAGCCGCACCCGGCCCCGCATCACCGCAGGCGCCACGCCGATCACCTCGACCAGGTTCCGGGCCTCGTCCGGCCACAGCCATCGGCCGCGCTCCGGCGCGTAGTGCCCACACCCCACGTCCCAGCGCGCATACATCGGGATGTTCGCGCGCAAACAGTCCCGCGCAAACGCCAGATCGCCCGCCGGGTTGGCGCCCCCGTCGTCGTGCGGCTGGATCCGCTCCAGCACCGCCCGCCGGATCAGCGTGCAGCCCCATCCCGTGCCCGACACCCGCGTCGCGGCCTGCCGCCGCGCCTGCCGCAGCTCGCGGCCATGCAGCGTCAGCGACTCGCCCAGGTTGCGGTCGCCCTCGTACCGCCACGCGTTGAGCACGCTCGCGCCGTGCCGCAGCATGTACACCCCGAACACCACCTCGGCCGAGGTCGCCCGCAGCCGCTCCAGCGCGCCGTCGTCCGGCAGCCACATGTCGTGCTCCACCGTCAACAGCGCGTCGTAGCCGCCGCCCAGCGCCAACTCCCACGCCTGGCGGTACTGGTGCAGCACGTTGCGATGATCCCTGGCGCCGTAGGGGTTGTCGGTCCCCACCTGCCACGACCACTCGCCCCGCAGCCGCTCCACGCTGCGCTCCGTCTCCCGTCGCATGGCTACCTGCCCGCCGGCCATCCGCCACGTCGGCGTGTAGATCAGGGTCGTCACTCTGGCGCTCCTCCGCTGATCCGCTGCACCCGGCTGGCTACCACATCGTGCCACTCGATCATCGCCGAGGTGCGCCAGATCGCATCGATCAGCGCATAGTCCGCCGTGTAGCCCGCTCCGCTCACCATCGCCTCCGCACACCCCTGCCAGTAGGCGCGCCGCACCACGAACGCACTCACGCCGATCCGCCCGCACTGCGGCCGCTGGCCCCAGTGCGCATCGTCCGGCAGCACCCCCAGCGGCCCGTGATCCATCCGCAGCATGATCACGTCCGGGTCCAGCCTCTCCGCGATCTCCCGCAGCTCCGCCGTCAGCGTCGGACGCACGCACAGATCGTCGTCGTCCAGGATCCACACATACTCACCCACCAGGTGCGGCGCATAGCCCGCCATGTTGACGTAGCTCCACGCGATCCCGCGGCCCTCCTCGTCCACCAGCAGCGTCTGCGTCCAGTCCGCGCACGTCTGCGCCCGCAGACTGGCCTGGTTCGCCGCCAGCAGACCCGGCCGCCGATAGCACCGCGTCAGCACCTCCAGAAACATCGCCCGCTCCTCTGGCCCCGGCCGGGAAGCTGGATGAACCCAGATAATCCCCCGGCCGGAGCCGTTCCTGCGTCCGCACCTGGCGGATCAGATCACGCCGACGGGTGCGCGCCGTAGCCAATCGCCTCCGCCTGCAGGACGTTGTAGTCCACGTCGAACATGTAGTACAGGCAGACCTCGCCGTACCCGCCGCGCGTGTAAGGATCCCGCAGCAGCGTCATGCCGTCGCCCTCGCGATAGCCGACGTAGCTCCAGTTGCCGAAGTACACCGACTTCGCACTGGCCGCCGTCGCGCCGCTTTTGTCCGTGTAGCTCACCGGATAGCCCAGCAGGCTCCGGCCCGCGCCCTGCTGGTTGGCCGCATAGCGCCGCGTGCTCGAGTCGTCCAGGTTGACGATCTCGCCATGCACGCTGGGTTTCATAACCCACGCCACGTTCGGGCCATCGTCCAGGTACGCGTCCAGGTTGTCGTTGTAGACCAGCGCCTCCAGCTCGTCCACCGCGATCACCGTCGCCGAGGCGAAGGTCTTCAGCGCCGTGCCGTTGGCCGCCACCTCAGTCAGCAGCAGGCTGTTGCGAGTCTTCGCCACACCACGGCCGATAAAGTTTTGCAGGAACTCCAGCAGCTTGCTGTCCTCGTCGCGCAGCAGCTCCACCGTCAGCACCACCCGCTTCGTGTACTTCACCAGCGTGCTCTGCACCCGGCTGATCGCCGGCGCGTCCAGGTCATACTGGTCGCTCTCGCTGGTGGCCACAAACTCGCCGTCGTCCTCGTTCTCCACCGGTACATTCACCGTGGTCCCCTTGCCAGGGATCGGCATCAGGCCCAGCTTAGTCGTCAGGTCCGCCTGGTCCCGCCGCGCGATGATCCCCTGATAGTGGCCGGTCGGCACCAGGTACTGGCCGTCCACATCGGTCGTGATGTTCATCGACGTTGCGTTCGACGCGCGCCACTCCCGCAGCCCGCCATCGTCGCCCGTGCGCACGAAATGGCAGAACGCCCGCTCCTCCGTGTCGCCCAGGCCAGTCTTGCCCAACGCCGGCGCCATCTTCGCGCCGATCATCGCCTGCAAGCGCTCCTCGCGCTCGATGTCCTTCTGGAGCTGGTCCGCCTGGGCGATCGCCGCATCCGCCTGGGCGCGCGTCTCCTCAGTCAGCTCCCCATCCGCCAACGTCCGCGCCTGATCTAGCAGTTCAGCCCGCTGCCGGCGCAGTTCGATCACCTTCTGTCCGATAGTCATCTCACATCTCCCTTGCTTGTCTCATCCCAAATTGCTCGGGCCGGTCTCAGACCGTGCCCGCCATGCGTTGCCGCACATCCACCCGCAGCCTCAGAGCCTCACGCGCCCGCGCCAGCCCCTCCGCCCGCTCTATCGACACAGCGTCGTCATCACCCCGCGCCCGCAGGGCCAGTGCCCGCTGTTGCACACTACTACTCGTCAGCGGATACGCCGCCCACGTCACCGGCGACACCTCCACCAGCGTACCGCGCAGCACCCGCCTGATGACCTCCTGGCCCGTCACCAGCCATTCATCCTCGTCCGCGTAGAACGCAAACGAGCTCGACGTAACGTCACCGCGCTCGATGCTGATCAGCGCATCCCGCGCCCAGGTCGTATCAGGCGGAATACTCTCAGCGTAGATCCCGTCCTCCTCCACCCGCAGCGCCAACGTGCCATTCGTCGTGCGGCCCAGCACCCTCGTCGCGTCGTGCTGCCACAGCGAGCGGATATCGCGGCCCTCCACATCGAACGCCCCTGCCACGATCACCTCACGAAAGCCGCCCAGATCCACACTCAGCTCACCAAACGGCACAGCCCGCTGCACAATCCTCGACCGGCCATCCGCCGCCGCCCTCACCTCAACCCGATCCATCCAAGCCCGTCGCTCAATCTCCATCGCACACCTCTGCCTCCGGCCATCCGTGAAATCTGGTAATCCGTTTAATCCGTGATTCAGACCACTCCGACCACTCACCCAATCGTCACCATACAATCGCACCCGCTATGCAACGGCGGATGTCGCAAACTCCGATGCGGCCGCAGCGGCGGCTGGCCATCCGGCGCCACCTCCCCGCCCAGCGGCACAAAGAACTCCTGCACATCCACCACCCGCCCGTCCATCGCCTCGCAATACGGACACGTCTCCGCGCCGCTGGCCGTCCAGCGCAGCAGCGTCACACCAATCGCCGCCCACACCGCCCACGCCGCCGCGTTCACCACCCCCGTCGACGTGTCCCTGGCCCATGGCTCAGCCTCATCCTCGCGCCGCTGCTGCAAGTCCGTCTCCAGCGCCGCCACCGGGTCCTCGTCCTCCTGGGCCAGCCGCTCCTCGATCCCAATCCGCAGCTTCTCAACCCAGCCCGTCGACCGCCCGGCCACCACAC